ATCATGCGCACGGTTGAGTCCCACGTCGAGTATTCCGTTCCTGGCCTTTGGGCCGCGAGCGGACCAACTGGTCTGGGACGTACACGTGTAGCAGGACCGTTTCACAATAAAGTGACCACGGTGCGAAAGCATCGTGGAGCCGCATCTCCATTTGGGTTTGGCCTTAACCCCGACAGCTTTACAGCGTCGCAATGGGCTATCCTGGGCGCCCTTGGGATTTCCAAGGTGCGCTAACTCGTTTCTAGCTAACCCTGAGAGGGGAAGCATGGGAGCTATCTAAACGCGTTTAACCGCGCGTTAATAACCTGAAAAGAGTAATACCATGGCACTTTCGGACCCTCAGTCGATCACCATTACTGGTGTCGCAAATTCGCTCCCCAATGTCTCTCGAGTGGATCGCAACGCGACCTACTCGAAGGATGATGGGAACGTGGTGGAGAAGATCACCCACTCCGTCGGTAAGGCTAGGACGCGCCATTCGGTGCGCCTTGACCTGTCGAAGGTAGCGGCAGATGTCTACATCCCGACTCAGTACCGACGCCTCGGAAGCTCGTTCATCTTTACGGTGGACGTGCCCAACGAAGGCTTTTCGGTCACTGAGCAGAAGGACGCCGTTGTTGGTTTGTTCAACCAGCTGACGGCGACCTCCAATGCGATGCTGATCAAGATCCTTGGCGGCGAGAGCTAAAACTACGCTCTTGCCGGGGTCCGGATGTTACATTTAGTGCACATGGTTAATGGATTGCCTTACCCGAAAGGGAGACATGAAAAACCAAATGTTGCTCTTACAGAAGGTCCTGCTGGCAGATGCCAGCAGGCTAGGCGGAGCTTGCACCCACCTCGATTATGATTACATCGAGGCTCGAGTTAACACTGAGGGCATATCGTTTCTGACGATTACCCTCCCTGAATATGCGAAGGACCTCCAAAAGGCCCTAAGCATGGAACAGGTAGACTCCTCCATGTTCACCGGTTTCGGTAGACGTGGTCAACTCCCCACTTTACTGGGTGGGCTGTTGAGTTTAGTGTTTGACTCTGGGAGCGGGCGATTGCTCGACAACCCTTCTATTCCGGCTATCCAAGCCATCCGCCAAGTAACAATGGCGTTTGGCAAAGTAGAATTGGAGTGCTCTAATGAGCGAATCCAGACCGCGATATCGGGGTACATCGAGTGTGAACGGGAAATCCGTGCTAGTGATAGCGCTCGTAGCGTTGTGGATTACAACGACTATGGGCGTGTGGCTAGTCTCCTCTGGAGCAGCCTCAATTCCAGTCTCGATCGTCGAATCTACGACGGCGAGCTGACACCAGCACACGGGCCCGGGTCGGTCGCAGACCGACTTAAGGGAAATGCGAAGTGGACTCTTATGGAGTGGACGAACCGTTTAGAAGCGGAACTTCCTTTCCTCGAGTACGCACGCGCACATCGATCTGCCTATTTGGAGATCGACCGTGTGGATTACCGTGAACCCGGCCAGGAACGACCCGTTAAGGTCATCACTGTGCCTAAGACGCTGAAGACGCCTCGCGTCATTGCCGTGGAGCCAACCTGCATGATGTTCGTGCAGCAAGGCGTTATGGCGTTGATGAAGGAGGATTTCAGAGCAGAACCGAACGCGAAAGCGTTTATCTGCTTTGACTCGCAGGAGCCCAACAGGGCTCTGGCTCAAGAAGCCTCGCGAGACGGTCGATTTGCCACCCTTGATTTAAAGGAAGCATCAGACCGCGTCTCCAACCAGCTTGTGATTAAGATGTTTGAGCGATTCCCGCATTTGAGCGGGGTCATTCAGGCCTCTCGGTCACGTAGTGCGCTGGTGAATGGCAAGGTAATCCGCCTTGCCAAATTCGCATCTATGGGTTCAGCGCTTACTTTCCCCATCGAGGCCATGGTGTTTTGCACCCTGGTCTTTCTGGGAATAGAGCGAGCGCTCAATCGCCAACTCACCCGCGCGGACATTAAAGCCCTGCGCGGGCAAGTGCGTGTTTACGGGGATGACATTATTGTCCCCGTGGCATATGCTCAATCCGTGATTGACACACTCGAAGCCTTTGGGGCCCGAGTTAATCGGTCTAAGAGTTTCTGGACTGGATTGTTCAGAGAATCTTGCGGTGGAGATTTCTACGCTGGTTTCCCCGTTGGGGTTGCCAGGGTTCGTAGGGTACTCCCCGAATCACGGAAGAATGTTGAAGAATTGGTCAGCGCTGTATCTTTGCGTAACCAGCTGTCACAGCTTGGTTATTTTGAGACCGTTGAGTGGCTCGACCGCCTTATCGGCCGGTTGTTGCCATACTACCCTCGTGTTACTGAGGATAGTCCAATTCTCGGTAGAGTTGATCACGGCCAACCTTACGAGGTTGACCTTATGGACTCCGATACACAATCCCCTCTCACGAGGGGGTATGTTGTGGAGGATGAGATCCCTCAATCTTCGATTGATGGATATGACGCTCTGCTGAAGGTGCTTTGCAGAACTGGGGAAATCCCGTTCGAGGATCCTGAGCATCTGACGCGTTCTGGACGCGCCTTAGTCGTTCGCCTAAAACTAAGGATGGCTTCACCGGT